CGTGGCACCAGGATTATCTTGAGCTTTTTAATCTTGTAGATAAACTTGTTGTAAACAAAGACCAAGTTAAATGTGAGGTTATATTTCTTACTCACAATACTATGAAGCATTATCATAACCAGGGGCAAGATTTGCCAGGTGAAGACATGCTGTGGAGACCTGACATTCAGGAACCTAAGAAATCTCAGTATGGTGGTACCAATATCCGGTACAAGCATACCCTAAAAGCTCAGTATGTAAATGAGTTTAGATCATTACATAACCTGATCATTCCGTGGAACACAATTAGATACATTTTCTGATGGCAAAAAAGAAAAGCACTTCTAAAAAAGAAGTAGAAAAATATCATGAGAGGACCTACTTTGTATTAGACAAAGGTCAAAATGATCATCTAGCTGAGTATGTTATCAATACTTACATTACAGAGAGTGGTACTCTTGTAGAGATGATTGCTGCAGATAATGGCTCCTGGAGTCCTAGTTTTGTTGGTACCATGGTTGCCTCTGTTATTGATACAGGGGAAGGGTACAAATGGAATCTCTTACCAATAGGTAAAGAACATGATTATACGGATGCCCATATAATGACGATCTTACTTGCCTTTTTGAATAGTGCTCTCAATAAACCTATTCAGTATGAGATTGTTGAAACTAGAAAAATCATAGGAAGTGAAGTAAGATAACTTTGTATATTTGAGGTAAAATCCACCCAATGAACAAGATATACTTACTTCTGATGATATTTTTATCATCCTGTACACCTGAATTCATGATGGTTCCATCTATGCCTGATGCCAATGAACTGGCTCAGCAGAATCAAATGCTGGATCCATTGTATGATGAAAACGGTAACCTAATTCCTGACTTTGTTCCTGCCCTACAACCTTTTGTAAATGAAGGTTGCAATACAGCATGGGATAATCTTTCAGGGATTGTGAATCCAGATGGCTCTGTTACATCCTTTACTTCTCTTCCTGCTTGGACAGAGGACAGTACTGATTATGACAAAGACAGATTTACCTTCATATTCCAGGCCCAGAATCCTTGGTATGGTGTATTTGAAGGGGAGGAACCTTATGCTCAGATTGCAAGTCCCGGTTGGTATACACTGCCAGTTGATGATTATGGTAACATGACATGTGCAGGCTTGCAGGAGATAAGAATATGGGTTCTTGATGAACTTACCGGCCAATGGTACATGAACTCCCAGGTTTGCTGGGCAGCCTTCCTGTGCAATGGCCAGACTGACTGTACACAAGGTTGGTCTTTTGACCAGATAGAGTATACTCCTTATACTGGAGGTTATATTCATACGGTCAATGGTCCTATTACAGGACAATAATAAACATAATGCTTACTATAGTCATCATTAAAGCCCGTTATGGGCTTTTTTGATGCTTGTAACCAACATTAAAATCAGAATACAGATCATGAGTAAGAAACAAACAGCAGTTGAATGGGTCTTTGATAATATGGCCAACGTTGCAGCAGGAATCTCTAACCTAACCTCTCATGAGATACTAGAGCAAGGACTTGCAATGGAGATGCAACAAATAGTAAATACTGCTTTAGATTCTGGTTCATTCATAACACGTGAAGAAGCTGAACAATACTATAATGCAATATACGGAGGTCAAAATGAGTAAGCAAACAGCGGTTGAGTGGTATTCCCAAGAGCACTTGAAACTTCTTATTGAATTAGAAAATAAGAGGGTTAGTCTTGGAAAGTACGCAGTAAAACACCAAGAGATTTTACAACAAGCCAAACAAATGGAGAGGGAGCAAATAGTTACTGCTTATTGCTCAGATAGATACCCTTGCTCAGAAGAAGATGGTGAACAATACTTCACCGAAACATACGGAGATAAACAATGAATAAAGTACCAACAGCAAAAGCATCATTCACACTGTCTGATATGAAAGAATGTATGATTGAATTTGCTAAACTTCATGTAGAAGCTGCATTAGAAGAAGCTAGTAAAAAAGCAAACATGCTAGGTGTAACTCAGCATAATAATAATGCTCCAGATGTATATGAAGACTTTATATATGTCTCTAATGATAATGGACCTGATTACGGTTACACTGTAAACAAAGAATCAATCATCAATGCTTATCCACTAGAAAACATTAAGTAAGATGGCTAATTACGTAACATTTGAGCAAGCCAAGTGGCTTAAAGAAAAGGAGTTTCATCTACCAACATTATCTTTTTATGTAATAGATGATGAAGATGAAGATAATGGATATGGTGAGTTAGGAGAACTTGTTGACGATCCTAATTATAGCTTTCCATCATTAGCTGATAATACTCTTTTTGATGCATTAGCCTCAGCACCAGAACAACATCAGGTTGTTGAGTGGTTAAGAGTTAATCATAGTATTTGGATTAGTGTTGGGGTTGATGATTTATTTCATAAAGGTAAATTTTACATATTAATAAAAAAACATAATATAGATAGATGGGATTTAATTTCTTTAGATAATAAAATTCATTCACCTTATGATTCACCTCAAGAGGCATATTCAGCAGCATTTGATTACATTAAAGACAATAACCTGATATGAAAGTAAAACTACTAAAAAAGATAAAAGCTCGGTATAACTGGTACTTCAACAAAGATAGTTTTCCTGTACTGATAGATCATAAAGAAAAGCGTGTTACTATTTATGATCTGGAATACATGTGTGAGTACTACAAGTATTCCCTTGAAGATGTAAAAGAAAAGGTTAAAGTTCCTCATACAGAATGGGCCCTAAGAAGAATGAAGTTAGATCTTCTTTTTGAACATGGATATCAGATGAATCGTAGTATTTATAGAATAGCTACCCGTAAATATAAGAGCATGCTTTCAAAAGCCAATCATTAAAAACAATAATCTGATATACTGATGTATGAAGAAGATAAAATAAGATATCTTAGGATAGCTTTACAGCTGCAAAGTATAAACATAAGTGTTCCTGTAGCAGATCAGATCATTCAGACTTATGAAAAGATCTGTGAGCTAGGAGGTAAGTTTAGTCTTGCAGATGCTGCCGAGATTGAAGTGGACATTTCCAACAAATACAAAAAAGATGCCTGATATTGCTATGTGTACTAACAAGACCTGTCCTTTGAGGATGACTTGTTACAGATTTATTGCAAAACCAAATCCCTGGAGACAGACTTACGGAGAGTTTAAATGGTCAGAAGAGGAAGGTAAAGTTACCTGTGATCATTACTGGGACTCAGCTCCCTACAAAAGTAACTATGATGAGTAATGGAATCAAGATTCACTTACAGTTTGATTTAGCTTTACTCCATTTTGATGACGTGATTACTACTGAGGAACATGATCGTCTTGTAGAGATGTTCAAGTCTCCGGATCAGGAAAATCATGTCTTGGCTATCCTTGCTGTTGAATCATTTAAGAAAAAAGCCCATGAGAAAAGAAAGTGAAATCAGAGAAAGACTAGAGTCTGTCAAGAAAGATCTTGCATATGCTAAGGCATGGATTGATAAAGCTTATGCTAATTACCAAGAAGAAAGAAGAGTATGGGGTAAAGATGCTGACCATGGTGAAATGGATGCTGCATCTGATGCTGCTACTAATTGTGCAAATGAAATCAGATTGTTGGAATGGGTATTAGCTGATACTAAACCAGAGATTCCTGTTACCCTTAATAGAGACGAAGGAGATGAGTAATGAATATGACTGAAGAAGACAAACTAAAGGTTGTCAATCTTTTAATGTTGTTGCAGGTTGTTGTATATGCTGTAGATGAAACAGAATCAATTCCTTGGTTTAATCATCACAGAACTAAGGCAATATCAAAAAATTTTCTTAATATTGTCCTCAAGGAACACGGAGAGGTTATAAAAGCCTTTTGGGATATCCCTCATTTAGATATAAATGAGATAATCAGTACAGTTGATGCTTTTGGGCAAGCTGCTGGATCCCTTGGTTATTATGATCTAGACGATGTTACTAAGTTAATCAACAACTACAAACAACAAAAAAAATCGTAACACAATGGATTTGAAGCTTTTAGCAATCCTGATCTTGTCTATAGCTGGGCTGTGGGCAATTGTTTCTGCAATGATTAATGCAGCTGCAAACAAGACTTTGAAGAATGAAACTGCAGATAAAAGTCTGCGTATCAATGAGTTGGAGTCAAAACTCCGTGGTAAAAACTCATCTTTGTCAAAGTCTGCTGATACTATTGCTGATCTTGAACATCAGCTTAAAACAGCACATGTTGTTATTCAGAACCGTGATATTGAGATTGCTGAATTGGAAGGTAAGCTCAATGCTACAACCAGAACCAATACCAAGTTGCTAAAAGAAGTAGCTGATGACATTACTGTTAATGTTAAAGCTGCAGATGATGCTCCTGTACACGTACAAAAACCTCAGAGACGTAAACCATACAAGAAGAAAAAACCAAATGGCGGATCAGCTCCCAATAACAATAAAACTGGAGAAAAGAAATAACCAGTTAGTTGTAACCAACGAGTTAGGTAAAACAAAATTAGACCTGTTCATCAAAGGATTAGCCGATGGTGAACAGGTCTTTGTGACTTATGAGGTTGCTAACAACAGTGGTAACTATGCTCAGTTGTCTAAACTGCATAAATGCATTAGAGAACTTGCTAATTACACCGGAGATAGTTTTGAAGATATGAAGCTCCAGGTTAAAATGAGATCTGGATTGTGTGTCGATAATGACTGCAGATCCTTTGGTGACTGTTCTGTTCAAGAACTTAGTCTAGCTATTCAAGCAGCCATTGAGATTGGAGATATTGTAGGGTTTAACCTTCATTAATATCTGTTCTAGTCTGTGTCTCTGGGTCATACTCTACTGATTTAAGTAGATCTTGGGCCCGTGCAGAATCCTCTATAAGATTGAGAAACATCAATACGGTAGATACATGGTACTCAAAAGGTCCTTCTATCTTACCCTCTGATATGTTTTTCATCACTTTATTGAAGTGATCCTGATCAGTAAAAGGGATAAACTCCAGTAACAACTGGTTGAATCGATATACATATTCTACAGGTAGTTTAATGTCTACTGTAGTTCCTTCCTTGTATACCTCAATAGTCAGTTTCTTTTTTTCCTCACTCATTTACTTATTATTTAGAACAAACATACAATGGAACAGATCAACCTGCAAGAAATCCAAAGCAAACTGTATGAGAAAGTTAAGGCATCCGGTTGGGGACCAGCTATGGTTAACCAGGTGATGAGCCAAGACTTTCTGAAGATCCTCCAGACTCTTTTAAGGGAGTCTCAGGATGGTAAGAAATTTACTCCTCAGATCAAGTATTTATTCCGGGCCTTTGAGGAGTGCCCGTATGATAAACTCCAGGTTATATTAATTGGCCAGGATCCATATCCTAATGTCAATGTAGCTGATGGTATTGCCTTTAGCTGTAGCAACCTTGGAGTTGTTGAGAAATCTCTAGAATACATGTTTAAGTCTATTGAGGATACAGTTAATCCTGATTATGTCAGAGACCCTGATCTAAAACGATGGGCTAATCAAGGTATCCTTCTATTGAATTCTGGTTTGACAACAACCCTGAATAAGCCAGGGTCACACCAATTATTGTGGAAGCAGTTCATGACTGAGCTTATTGATCACCTTATTTGGAACAAGCAAGACATTGCCTATGTCTTCCTAGGTAAAAAAGCTGCAGAGTTTGCAGAAATGGTACCTGATAATCAGCTTAAACTCATTGTGTCACATCCTGCTAGTGCTGCCTACATGAAGGCACCTAAGTGGGATTGTAATGATGTATGGAATAAAATCAATAATTATCTTGAATCTAATGGAAGACAACAAATCGTATGGTAATCTGAAGATTGTTGGTACTCTGAACCCTAAAAATGGTGAGTATTGGTTTACTATAACTTCAGAAAATGGTATCAAGTCTTTTAGTAACAAGTGTCTTTACGATGCTCTATCTAATTATGGTATTAGTTATGAGAAAGCAAAAGAAATTGTAAATAAGTATGCGGTAACATTTACTAAAACAGTTATGTTTGAGACTTTTCCTATAGATTACTATAAGGACGTACCTCATACTAAAGCAGCACAAAGAATACTGAAAAAGAATGAATGACTTCTATGACTATTTAGACAAGAATGGTATTACACCTAATGCGTATCATGTGTTATGGTGTATTGCTAATTCAAGAAGACCATCCCTTGTAAATCCTTGGCCAGAATCAAGACTCCTTAAGTTATCTGAATTGGTTGATGTTAATTATGCCATCACTGATAAAGGTAAAGAGGTTCTTATAGAGGGTGAGGCTATTCTGTGTAATGGTTCTACCCCTAAAAGAAAGCCAAAGGTTGTCATTGATGATCTGGAATCGAATGTTGTAAAGTATCTGGAACTGTTCCCTACTGGTAAATTACCTACTGGTAAGACTGCTAGGGTCAACAAGAATGATATCATGAAAGCATTCATGTGGTTTTTTGCTAACTATACCTATAGCTGGGATACAATTCTAAAAGCTACAGCTCATTATGTGGATACATATGAGAAACAGAAGTTCATGTACATGAAGACTTCTCAGTATTTTATCCGTAAACAGATTACAGGAGCTACTTTTGAATCTGATCTTGCTAACTATTGTGAGATTATAATCAATGGTGGTTATGATGAATCTGGTAATCAAATCTTAGACAAAGTAGTATGAATGAAAGACCCGTTGATCTTGCTGTAATAGTTATGGCTATTATTTTAACCTTAATATTAGCTTGCTGTACATACTTGATTGCCAATCTCTTTTTTAAAATAACTTTTGCTGAGGTATTTTTTCTTGAGATTGTGTCAGTTTTTGGAAGAAATTTTCTTAACTTTATATCCCGTAAAGTCTTACCTACTAAACTGTAATTCTTACGGTTTAATCCTCAGTTCATGTCAAATACTAAAAGGCCCTGGAAGGGGCAAAGGGATGGTTTTACTGAAGCTTTGCACTATATGCAAGGTAGGCAGAAGGGACTAATCAAAAGTATTAGAACTCCCTGGCCAAAATTTAATGATGCCGGTACCGATGGTATTGAATGGAACACACTTACAGTAATTGGTGGACGATCAGGAGCAGGTAAGACTCTTGTTAAGGACAACATAATCAATAAAGCTTTTGATCTCAATAAGGGTGAAAACTTTAGAGTTCTTGAGTTTCAGTTTGAGATGTTGTCAAGAGTAACTGCAATCCGTGAGTTCTCCAGTGTTGTAAAGAAATCCTACAAGGATCTTTGTTCAGCTAATGAACCACTAGATTCTGAAACATTGAAGGTATGCTATGAGTATGCCAAGGAGAAAATCAAACATCCAATTGATGTTGTTGAGACTCCAATGTCTGTTCCTGAAATTGAGGAAACAATTGTAAACTATATGGAAGACCACATTAATAATGAAGGTCAACATCCACAGTATACAAAGACAATCATAACCTTAGACCACTCTTATCTGATTAAGGTAACAGGGTCTCAAAGCAAGCAAGACATGCTCTATGATTTTGCTGAAATGCTTACAAAACTTAAGAGAAGATATCCTATTGCCTTTATTATTCTCAGCCAATTGAACCGGAATATTGATAATCCAGAACGTAATGAGGATGGTAGAGCTGGTAACTATATTCTTACCTCAGATTTGATGGGTGCTGATGCATTGTTACAGCATGCTGATATTGTTGTTGGTTTGAATAGACCAGGGTATTTTAAGGTTAAGTTCTATGGTCCAGAACGATTTGTCATTCATGATGAATATGTAATGGTAATGCACTTCTTGAAATGCAGAAATGGTGATACTAGAATGAGTTTTTTCAGAGGAGATTTTGGAACAATGACCGTACAGGAAATACCTACTCCTCCTAAGCAAGAGAAACGTTTAACAACAAAGTAAAATGGCAATTAGTACAGTAGCAAAACCTGACAAGAAAAAGATTCATCAAGAACTTAAAGATCATCACCAATCATTGTTTACAGAACTAGGCATTGAAGATCCATTCTTTGTTACATCTATGGCTTATAAGCCAATAGGTAAAACAGAAAAGTACATCAGTCTCTTTCCTAGTCAAATGAAAAGAGGTGTAGATATCTATACCGAGTTTACTAATAAGGAATTAAAACCAGAAGATCCTGCTCGTACCTTATACAAATGGAGATTCAATGCCCATTGGTCAGAGGAATATGAAGCTGTTGAGATTGAAGGTAGTACAGACTATAGATACTTGGTTCCTGTAGCTGAACTCATTCCTATGGTAGCTCCTTCTAGTAATCCTTCAGTAGTAGCCTTTAATGATTTTAGTGATATCATGGATCCGGACCAAGACTGTCCTATCGATCAAATGACTGTCAGAGATCTTGCTGCAATCCTTTTAAAGAAGCCAGTCAGTAAAAAGAAATGGCTGAATGACCTTGTAAAATAAACCAACTTATGGATATCGTACTTCCAAAAACAAAGGTGCCTAGAGTATCCTCTAGTCCTGAAAATCTAATAATCTTTAGTAAACCTAAGGTAGGTAAGACTACCTTGCTTGCAGCTCTTGATGACTGCCTCATTCTGGACCTTGAGAAAGGCTCTAAATATGTTGAGGCATTGAAGATATCTGCTAACAGTACGGAAGAGATTATGGCCATTGGCAAACAAATCAAAGCTGATGGATTCCCCTACAAGTATGTTGCTGTAGATACTATTACAGCACTAGAAGAAATGTGCATTCCTCTTGCCGAGCAATTGTATTCCCAGTCTGCCCAAGGTAAGAACTGGTTTACAGAAGGCAAGGTTAAATATGGTTCTATCCTGAACATGCCTCAAGGTGCAGGTTATCCCTGGTTAAGGGAAGCCATGACTAAGGTTACCAACTACATTAAGATGTGGGCTCCTAGAACTATTTTCCTTGGTCACGTCAAGGATATTCTTTTAGAGAAGAATGGTACCGAGTTTTCAGCAATGGACTTGGACCTTACCGGTAAACTTAAGAGGATAATGACCTCACAATCAGATGCAATAGGTTATTTGTACCGTAAAGGAGATACTAACATCCTTAGTTTTAAGACAAAAGATGATGTATCTTGTGGTGCAAGGCCTGAGCATTTACGCAACAAGGAATTTGAAGTTTCAAAAATCAACCCAGACGGTCAAATTGAAGTAGACTGGTCTCAAATTTTCATCGACTAATAAACAAAACTATGATTAGTACAAAAAACATCAACACAGGTGGTGGAAACTCTGTCCCCAAAACATTAGGCCCAGGTAATGCTGAGATTAAAATCAACAATGTAAAACTTGAAACTGTTCCTTATAAGCAAGATGCTTATCATGTGATCTTGGAAGCTGAAGGTCCTGCTCTAGGAGGTGACTTCCAAGGTTTCTTGATCGATAAAGATGACCCAAGTAAAGGTCATTATGCTGGTCAGGTTGGCCGCATCCGTTATTCAGAGTATCCTTACTCAGATGGTGTCACCAAAAGAGGTGATGTAATCAACCGTGATGAGGAAATCCTCAAGGCTATCAAGAACCTGTGCCGTGATCTTAACTGTGAAGGATGGCTTGATGCTCAGGATGAGAAGCATGATACTATTGAATCTTTGGTAGCTCAGTTTGGTTCTGACAAGCCATATGCTGGTAACTTCCTCCGGGTATGTATTGCCGGCCGTGAGTATCAGAACAGATCTGGCTATACTGCTCATGACTTGTTCTTACCAAAATGGTCTAAAGATGGTCTAGCAATGGAGTCTGCCTCAGTTGATCCTGCAATGAGCCGTGTTGTAAAATACAATCCGGATGTGCATATCAGAAAGGCTAAGACACAAGAGGTTAACTCTTTTGGCACTGATGCTAGTCAGAACTTTGCTGCTACATCTAATGTTGCTGATGAATTTGAATTGTAACATAGGGGAGAGAAATCTCCCCTTTTTCTTTCTACCATCATGATAAGTACTAAAGTTATAACAGGATTAGAGGAAGTTCCTCAAACATGGGTATATGAGCATTACTGTAATTTGGCAGAACCTTTAATGGGCCAAGACGTGATCATTAAATCATTATCTAATCCTAATGATAAAAGACCCAGCTTTTCTATTTACTACAAAAACGGTATGTATAGATGGAGAGATTTCTCTGTGGGGGAAGGTGGTGATTATATCAATCTTGTTATATACATATTTGGCTTAGATCATTTTAGTGCAGTAAGAAAGATCATTTCTGATTATCAAGCTTTTCTTAGAGCTAATAAGGAAGGCTACAGTCTGAATAACATTGTTCCTCAGGCTAGGTATCATATAGGTTCTGTGCAGGCCCGGTCCTGGAATAACCTGGATGCTGTTTACTGGACTCAGTACAAAATCAGTTCAGATAATCTTAATCGATTTAATGTAAAGCCATTAGAAAGATTTGTTTTTACAACAGAAGATGACAGCCGTCCAGAGTTAGTTCGTACCGGTAACTTTATCTATGGGTTCTTTAATAAGGATGGTCAGATCATGAAGATCTATCAGCCAAGAAACAAAGACCTTAAGTTCATTAAGGTGCACGATTACATTCAAGGCCTAGAGCAACTGGAGTACAAACAACCTAACTTGATTATCACCAAGTCCCTAAAAGACATAATGTGTCTATCCAACTTTGGCTATAATGCAGAGTACATTGCTGTAGAAAGTGAAAGTATTATGCTCAGAAAAGAGATGGTAGACATATTCAAGAAGAGATACAAAGCTATCTGTACTCTATTTGATTCAGATGATCCGGGTAAATTGGCAACAGCTAATTATCAAAAGGCATATGATATCAGTGGAATACATTGTCCCTTAGCAAAAGATCCTTCAGATTCAGTAGAAAAGTATGGGATAGAAAGTACAAGATCTAGTTTAACCCCATTACTAAAAGAAGTTCTCAAGAAATGAAAACATACATTGGTATTGATATCGGTAAGAAAGGATCTATTGTGGTTCTCTCACCAGAAGGTATCCAAGTTCATCCCATGCCCATGGTAAAAGATGAGCTTTCCTATTCTGATCTATTTGATTTGCTACAGCATATTCAACAGACAGAGATCACTAAAACAGGAGGCAATCCTTACCTGGTTTTTGAAAAGCTAGGTGTCATCTTTGGTTCTAGTAAGGCAACTGCATTCAGTATGGGTTACCAGTCTGGAGCTGTGGAGATGATGGCTATTGCCTTAGGTATTCCTTACACAAAGGTACCTGCAAAACAATGGCAGAAAGATATGTTCCAGGGTGTAGATGTTATTAAGAAGACTGGTAAGACTTCTAATGATACCAAGGCCATGGCACTTATTGCCGTTAAAAGAATATTTCCAACACAGAAACTCACCTTTGGAGATAGAGCTACTAAACCACATGATGGATTAGTTGATGCCCTACTAATGGCTGAGTATGCTAAAAGAAAAAACTTATGAGTAGTATGGCACAAGCAGGATCAGCTCCTGAGCAAGACAAAGAATTAAGTATTAAGGTGCTATTTGCATCTCTTGTAGAAAAAGGTATTGCTGTAGTAGAAATAGACTTTGATGGATCTGGTGATTCTGGATCTATTGAAGAAGACAATGCTAAGTTTTATCAAGCAGGCAATGACGGAGAGCTTACCTTAATTGAGGATGAAAATCTAATATCAGAAGATATTCAGAAGCAATTAATAAAGCTTGGTTATCATATTCTAGATAGGTACTATGATTATGATTGGTACAACAATGAAGGTGGATATGGCACGATTAATATCAACCTCCAAGAAAGAAAATGGGATATTGAAGGCTATCAAAGAATTGAGTCTGTTGAAGAAGCAAATGAAGATGGTGAACTAGAAGAAGCTTTGACTTCTTTTATTGATCTAAAATGACAGCTATGGATGAATCGTTTATTTTTGATTGGGAAAACTACAACAACAATAAAGACATGTATACTATTAGGACTAAACATGGACTAATAGTAACACAACTTACATTGTTTGATGCAAGTGCTGATAGGTATCCTATGAGAGGTGTCTGTCAAGGTAGTATTTTAATGTTTAGTGCTAATGGTAAAGCTGCCGGTGATCCTATTTGGGATTTAGTAATGATTAAAAATCAAGAAAATGGCACATCCATATGATCATGCTAGGTCTTCTGCCAAGAAATGGGGAGGAGAACCTGAAGAGTATTTACACATACATAACTGGTTTGATGAAACTAAAGGGTGGTATGGTCACAGTATGCATAGATTATTCCGGCATCACAGTGAAGGAATATTTGAATGTGAGAAGGTCTTCGGACCTTTTTTTGTGAACTCTGCTGGCCGTAAGGTCATGACTAGGTATGTAGGAGAACAACATGTAAAAGAAGACTGCAATGGTTACATACCAAGTGCAAAAGAATGGATAATGAACATGAATAAGCCTCCGTTGTGGATGCTTAAAACAGAGAAAATTCAAGACTAATGGAAAGCAATCAATTAGAGTTAACCCCTGAGGTATGTGACAACATCCTTCAGATGCTTAAGAGTAATGACAAGACTAACTTAACTGTTGTAGAGGAGACTATACGTAACATTGATGTTGCTGCCAATCTTCCTTATCTTTTGATCATGTTCAAGGAGTCTTCTGTTGAGAACAGAAAAACTGTGTTTCTTAACATCATTAAAGAGAAACTCAATAGTCATTGTATAACGATTACATTGAGTGATAATCCAAAAGACCTGACTTACAATAAGTTGTATCAGGAAGTAAAAGCTCACGGGAGCATTAAACCAGAGGCTATAAACTATTTCTTGGAAAAGTTTGCAGGCAGTTTGGCTAATGTGATGGTTAGCTGGGGATTTAGTTTCATGGAAGATTTTCATCTCAAACTTATACCTAAAGAATAATGGATTACAGTACGATATCCAAAACCAGTAAAGATCTAATGTTGCTTGAGCCCTTTTATGGGCTCTTGCTTATTAGTCTTAACAAAGAAATATCAGACCGGGTTCCAACAGCTGGAGTTTCTAAGAACGGGATCAATTATCAATTGGTAGTTAATCCTAAGTTCTGGGGAGATCTTTCATCTGATCATAGAATTGGTCTATTGAAGCATGAATTGCTTCATATCGGTTTCTTTCACCTTGAGTATGATAACAAGGGAATGAACGGAGAACTTGTAAATATTGCAATGGATTTGGAAATCAATCAATATATTGATAAGAAGTATCTTCCTGAAGGAGGATGCTTTATCGATAATGAAGTTTTTGGTCCATTGAATCTTCCTAAGAAAGTTGGCTGGAGGAAGTATTATGAGCTACTACTAGATGAGATGAATAAAAAACCTCAATCTAGTGCAGGAAAGAAAATTCAAGACATGGTTGCTGCTATTGGAGCCGGTAAGTTACAAACCGACGATGGTACTCCTGTACCAGACCATAGCACATGGGATGAATTTGAAGACCTTAGTGAAGCAGAAAAGAAACTGATGAAGGCTCAGATTGAGCATACTATTAATCAGGTTGCTGAACAAATTCAGAAAAGTAGAGGAACTATTCCAGGAGAGTTTCAAACTATTCTCCAAAAGATTAATCATAAGGAACCACCAAGATTTGACTGGAGAGGTTATCTTAGAAGATTTGCAGGAGGTTCCCAAATTGTATATACAAAGAAACTCAGACGTAAGTTCAACAAAAGATTTGAAGACAATCCTGGTCTTAAGATCAAGCAACGTAGACATATTCTTGTTGCTATTGATACTTCAGGTTCTGTTAGTGATAAAGAACTGTTAGAGTTCTTTCAGGAGATTGATCATATCAATGCTACCGGCAGTGATATTACAGTTATCCAGTGTGATTCTGCTATTGGATCCATTATGCCTTATAAGAAAGGAGATAAGGTTAAAATTGTTGGCCGTGGAGGTACCAGTTTTGATCCTGTCTTGGAGTACTATAATGAAAATGTAAGCAAGTATTCTTGTCTTGTATATCTCACCGATGGTGAATGTCATACAGATGTTACTGTAAGAGGCAAAATGCTCTGGGTAATATCAACTCATGCACAAATAAATAAATCATTAAAAGGCCCTCAAATAAAGCTTAACTAAGTATGTCACAAGTAAATCTTAACACAAATGAACTCAAAGGGTTCATGAATCACATTGTATCTAATAACCGTTATCTGCAAGCAAATGGCAAGATCCCTGTTGCTGTTGCTGTAGAAGGTGAAGCTGGTATTGGTAAAACCAGTACCATTCTTCAGATCGGTAAAGAGTTAGGTCTGCAGGTAGTTAAACTAAATCTCTCTCAGATCGAGGAGATTGGTGACCTTACTGGCTTTCCACTCAAGGAGTTTGAAGTAAAGAAACAAGGGGAGGACGGCAAGGTATTGACTAAATGGGTACCTGAGTCTTTGTTGCCTATGTATATTCAAAACAAGTATGTTCCTTCTGGAGAAAAGAGAATGGCCCATGCTGCTCCTGAATGGATTCAAGGCAGAGGAGAGGGTGGTATCCTAATCCTAGATGACTATACTCGTGCAGATCAAAGATTCTTACAGGCATGTATGGAATTGATTGACCGTCAGGAGTACATCTCATGGAAACTTCCAAAGGACTGGCACATCTTGTTGACCACCAATCCTGATAATGGTGACTATAATGTCAACTCTATTGACGTTGCTCAGAAGACCAGATTCATTACAGCAAACTTGAAGTTTGATATTGACTGCTGGGCTCAATGGGCAGAAAAAAATGGAATTGATACTCGTTGTATCAACTTCTTATTGATGCACCCAGATGTAGTAAAGAAAGAAACCAATGCTCGTGCAATGACTACTTTCTTTAATAGTATCTCAAGTTTACCTAACTTTGATACTCCTGAGTCTTTGGCCATGATTCAGTTCATTGCTGAAGGTTCTGTGGGTCCAGAGATTGGTACCATGTTTACTATGTTCATTAACAACAAGCTTGACAAGTTGATTAGCCCGGACAAAGTCCTTCTAAAAGACAACTGGAAAGAAGTTGAAGATGAACTCAAAATTGTGATTGGTACAGGAGATGGTTATAGAGCTGATATTGCTAATGTAATGGCAACTCGTATCATCAACTATACCGTAAACTATTCCCTAACTAATGATGTAACTCAGAAGATTATGGATCGTGTAACTTCTATTGTTACCACAGACGTGTTCACCTTTGATATCAAGTATCATATGTTGAAGACAATCCTTAATGGTAACAAAGACAAGTTTGCAAAACTCATGATCAATCCTATGGTTGCACAAATGGCTGTTAAATAATGAGTATAATCAAATCTGCTTTGACTGCAGAACAATTAAGTAAACTTAAATTCATTGATAAGCAGGTGTCAGTATTCCCTAAAGTCAGGGCTGGCTACCTGGCTCATCAGCTGTCATATGATAATTTGAAACGTCTAGTATCTCTCCTCTCGGGGAGGGATACTATTGACGTTCTCAAAAAGGATATGAAGATTTACTTCATTCCTGATGGCAAGTTGAGAATGGAAGACTACAAAGAATACTGTAGACAAAATGGATACCGTATTACAGGTCATCCTAAGAATGCAGATGTAATTGTAGGTCATGAAATTTTCTTACGTTCTGATACTATTAATGCTTCTTCTTTATCATTTACACTAGGTTATCTTTTTGGTAGAGAACTAAGTCTAAGAGAAACTACAAGACCATCATATCTTAATGATGTTGTGGAATATATTGGACGATTACCTGAATCTGGTGAAGTTGTAGTATTTGGTGATAACATTCTGAATCCTACTACCAAGTCTTTCTACTATGAGACGATGTCTTACGATGCCTATTGTATTACAGATAAACTACTAGAAGTTGTATACTGGAAGATGGCAAAAGGAATTCCAGTTATCAATGAAGACGTTTTTATAGACAGTCTTGAAAAGGTGGTCATTGATGAAGTCATGTATGAGACTATCAAAAACATGCTTAGCTCTAGTGATAAAAATGATGTTATTATTGGCTTTGATTTGATGTGCCGTTCTGATATTATGAAATCAGCTGAGTATATCAGAAGTCTTTATAATCAGTTTAGTTGGATCATTAGCAAACGTTGTAGGATGCATACTAAACTTGCTATTGCTTTTATAGACGCAGTTGATGACTTTTATCACTTAGATGACAAGGAGTTTATAGAATACCTTCATCAGGAGAACCTCTTGACTGAAAAGATATACTATAATTTGGCCAGAAATGTTCTTAAAGACCTAATTGATTCACAGAGTGAGGATGTGGCCCTTGCTAGTATAGTTGAAGTTACTTACAACATGCTTAGTTATGAAGACTATATTGCTAAAAAAGAAGCCCAAACAATAATCAACAGCTACTAGATTATCCTGTTTAATTTGTAAATTTGACCTATGCTTGATATACTATTGGAAGATGAGTTCTATTCCAAAAAATTCTACTTTAGTTACTCTGGATTAAACAAGCTATTGTTTTCTCCTTCAGTGTTTTATAGACACTACATTCTGAATCAGCAGGAAGATAAGACTGATGCACACCTGATTGAAGGTAGGTTAATGCATTGTCTGCTTCTAGATGAGGCTTCTTTCCACAAACAGTTTGTCATAATGCCGGGTAGTGTACCTAGTGGTCCTACTAAGCTTGTACTAGATGCTGTTTATAAGAAAGCCTTAGAACTCAATGTTGATTTAGATTTAAACAAGTTGTCTGATCTTGTCTTAGATGCTATGAAGGACTTTAATTTCCATCAAAGACTGAAGACAGATCAGCAGCGATTAGACAAGATTGTGACTGATGATGCCGTTAGTTACTTTCAATTCCTAGGTGCCAAGAAAGGCCGGGATATTATTGATGATGAAACTCTTGAAAGGATCAAGAATTATGTAGGAGTAATCACCTCTAATTCTAAGATGATGTATACCCTTAATGGAGTAAGAGACAAGACTGTCATCCAAGTTAATTCTGAGGTACCATTATCAAGAGAGTTACCTGGCTACACCTTTGGTATTAAGGGTATTGTTGATCGTATTGTTGAGTATGATGATTCTATTCATGTTATCGATTTCAAGACAACCAACAAGACTCTTTCTGAGTTTAAAGAAACAGTTGAGTACTACAACTATTGGCTTCAGGCTGCCATCTATCTGAAACTTGTATTGAGTATTACAGATAAACCGGTTAAGTTTTCATTTGTTACTATTGACAAGTACCAGCAGGTGTATGAGTTTGAGGTTAGTGCTACCAGTATGGTTGAATGGATGTCTCGCATGGATGAAAAACTAGCAATAGCTAAGTATCATTATGACACAAGACAGTACAATTTACCCTATGAGTTTGCAATCAATCAAGTAAAACTCTAATATGATTACACAACTGCATAAAGAGTATATTCAGAAGTCAAGAATATTTCTCTACCCTCTGCTAGACATCCAGAAAGGATCTGAAGCAGTTCCAGTAGAAAGCTATGTTTCTTGGACTGATAAGTTCTCTTCCGATTCATGCAAGTTTGTATGTACCTATTACCTACGTGATGATGCTGCCTTTGTCAGGTTTGAGAAAGCTAAGCTTACCGGCAATAAGCTTTTCCATTCCTTCTATGAGACAGAAGATAACTTAGGTGTCTATGTTTTTAATTTTGATGACTTCCACAAAGATTGGAATGCCTTCCTCCTAGGTGGGTATTCTAAGATGAGTTCTGAGGTTAAGAACAAGATTCTAAAGTTCTTTCTTAGCAATAAGGCTACGTACCATCATATTAATAGTTACCTTAACCCTGAGATTTACTTTGAACAGTATGCTAAATTACTGAATGTCAATGAGTCTCTTTTAAGGGAAGTCGGAGAGTTATGTTCTGTCCCTGATTTTGAGAAAGAAACACTGCATGCTCTGGAAAGAAAGATCAACATCTTTGAAATTTAACTTACCTTTGGGGAGTTAAAACCAACATTTATGAGTAATATGATGCTTATCACGTCTACGTGGAAAGACGGTAAAACATTCAAGATGATTCCTACTACGGCAGAATGCCCATTTGTAGAATGCATCTTTGATCCACAAATCAAAGTCCTTGCTGTCATAAGCAGAAACAAGAAAGACCAGTTTCATATGATTACCAAACTGGACCTTAATGGAGATCCTGAGAAAAGGAAGTCTCCCGGTAGAAATGGTAATCCCTACAAGGAAGAAAGACGTGCTCTTGAAACCTACCAAGAATATTACATTGAGGAGAAGTCAGAGATTGAAGGCTTTATCAAGCATTTTGCTTCTAATGCCGACACTTATGACTATGCAGTATACCTGAACATGGTTCCTGCTGAAACCTCTGAAACTGGTACCCCACAATAAGGGGTACTGGTTCATCACTATAACTGGGGGAACAGCTTAACTGAACAGTCTTATTATGAATCATTGGATACATGACTATGAAACCCTGATCAACTGTTTTGTTGCAGTGTTTCAGCACTATAAAGAGGATGATGACATCCGTGTCTTTGTTATTCACAATCTTAGGGATGACCGGGAAGCTCTGTTTGAGTTTCTAATGAATAACAATATGAATAACGAATGGCATATTAGTTTTAATGGTCTTGATTTTGACTCTCAGATTACTCAGTATATACTGCTGAATGCAGTTAGCCTAAGCCAGATACCTGCAGAGGAAGCTGCCCACCTTATATATAAGGCTGCTCAGGATACAATTCAGTGGAGGAATGAGAATTCGTTTCCTCAATATGCTGAGAAAAATCTATTAGTTAAACAGATAGATCTATTCAAGCTAAACCACTGGGATAACCCAGCTAAGTCATCCAGTCTTAAATGGATTCAATACAGCATGGATTGGTACAACATTCAGGAAATGCCCATCCATCATAGTACAGTTATTGAAACACAGGATCAGCTTGATACTGTTATTCAGTACTGTATTAATGACGTGAAGTCTACTAATAATATCTTTCTCAAAAGCAAAGATCAGATAGCCCTGAGGCTTAATCTTACCAAAGATTACAGCACTTACGGCATCAATTTGAACAGTGCTTCTGAGCCTAGAATATCAAAGGAGCTGTTCTCCTTGTTTCTGGCCAAGAAGATTGGTATGACCCGGTATGATCTAAAGCAGCTTCGTACCAAAAGAGACTTCATAAATGTGGGTTCTATCCTATTACCCTACATCAAGTTTAACCTTCCTGAGTTTAAACAAATACATAATCAGTTTAAAACCCTAGTTATCAATGCAAATGATACCAAGGGAGGATTCAAGTATTCAGTTAAACATAAGGGAGTACAAACTGACTTTGGTCTAGGTGGTATCCATGGTGCTACAAAACCAGGAGTGTATGAGGCTGGTAATGGAATGATCATAATGACATCTGACGTTACTAGTTTCTATCCTAATCTTGCAATTAAGAATCGATGGTCCCCTGCCCATTTACCAAAGAATGACTTCTGTGATCAGTATGAATGGTTCTTTCAGGAGAGGTTGAAAATACCCAAGAAAGATCCACGGAACTATGTCTATAAGATCATTCTCAATAGTACTTATGGCTTGAGCAATGATGTCAATAGCTTCCTGTATGACCCTGAATTCACTATGAGGATTACCATTAACGGCCAGCTTAGTCTGGTTATGTTATATGAGATGCTCTCTGAAGGGATCCCGGGAAGCATTCCATTGATGCAGAATACTGATGGTCTAGAGATGATGATACCGGCCCATATGAAGACTAAGTATCTTGAGATATGTGCCGAGTGGGAAAGGATCACAGCTCTTCAGCTCGAGCATGATGAGTACAAAAAGATGGTTATTGCTGATGTCAATAACTATATAGCCCTTTTTAATACTAAGGAGTGTTCTAAATCTGATTACGACAAAATCCAGGCGGAGAATCCTCACTATGTCTTTACTGAAAAAGACGGTAGGTATTTCTATAATGCTACCAAATGTAAAGGCCGGTTTGAGTTTTCTAATCTAGCTCTCCATAAGAACAAAAGTTTCCTTGTTATACCTAAAGGCATCTACAATTACTTTATTCATAATATGTTACCTGAGGAAACTGTTGCTCAGAACAAAAACATATTTGATTACTGTGCAGGTGCCAAGGCCAAAGGTGATTGGATGTTCCAAGAGGTGTGCTATGTCCAAGGAGAAAAGTATGAAAGAAACCTCCAGAAGATTGTCCGGTACTATGTAAGTAACAAAGGATGTAAGATCAACAAGATCAACAAGGTTGATGGAAGAGAGATTCAAGTTCAGGCAGGCAAATGGCTGCTTACTGAATTCAACTATTACCATAAGTTACCTTGGATAGATTACGATGTGAATACATCTTACTATACTGAAGCTATGTACAAGGAGATTAATAATATTACTGGCTACAGTCCAGTCCAACAACTTAACCTGTTTTAAAATGAGCAGAAAAATTGCCGCATCAACTACAAAGGAGTATCTCAAAAGTATAGGTCTACCTAATCATGGTGGAAGATATACTCCAATCAGCCATGAATCAATCATTAATACCACTCTAGGTGAGATCCAGGCAAAGGGTCTTTCAGTAAAAGCTGAGCTGTACAGATCTACACTTACCGGTAACATTGCCAATGGTATCGTTCTTATAGATCACGGATCTGACATGGACCTCAAGATGGTTCTTGCCTGGGGGAACTCTTATGATAAATCTAAGAGGTTCTCATGTGGTATTGGTGTTTATGTTATGAGCACTAAGACTTTCATGTTTGCTGGTCATATGTCTAACTACATGCGTAAGCATACCGGTAAGGCAGATCAGGAAGCAATTGATCAAATCAAGTCCCAAATCCAAGGAGCAGATACTTACTATGATGCCCTTGTTAATGCCAAGAATACATTGAAGGATGTTGTTCTTACAGAGAGACAGATTGCTGAGGCAATTGGCCGTCTCTTCATTGAGAAACAAGTCCTTACAAAAGAGCAGGTAGGTGGTATCTACGATATGCTTAAGACCAAGACCCAAATGTTTGATGATCTTGATTACAAGAATGCATGGAATGTTTACAACATTATTGCTAAGTACTTGAGAGAAGCTCACCCTAAAGTATGGTTTGAAGCACAGTGTGATGTGCACCACTATTTCATGACGGATCTGCTGGCTGTACCTGAATCAACACCTGTTGTTGAGTCTGCTGTGTCTGATGTTCCTGAAGTACCTGCCAATCAGCTTAATCTGCTTGATGCAATAGCTGAAGCGGAAAAGGGAGAAGAACCGGCAACAGAACCGGCAACGGAAGAAGTAAATGAAATTCCTCTAAAAGAACAGGAGGAACCAACTGTTCCGTCTGATGATTTTGTTACCTTTGAAACTGAGTCTGAGGATGGTCGTTTTGACCTGCCAGACTTGTGATGTGTTTTAATTGATTTACTGGAAATGGAGGGGGTAACACCCCTCTAATTTCTTTTATCTGTAACAAAATGGAAAGATCAGAATTTGCTGTTATTGCTGAAAAAACCTTGGCTGAGATATCAGAAACCATGGTTAAAAAGGCTAAGGAATATTCCACAGGTGATGCCTTCTCCAACTTTAAAGATGCTGCCGGTGGCTTAAGCTTTCATAATAAACCAGAGATGGTTGCTTGGGAGTTTGCTACAAAGCATTTTCAGTCTATTAAGGATATTATCTCTGGTAAAGTTCCTGCTGATCAAGCTGCCATTGATGAAAAGTTTGGAGATGCTATTGTGTATCTCTTACTCATGAAAGGTATGATGACTGAGAAACAACGTAATGTTGAGGAGGTCCGTATTAGATATGAGTTAACCCGTGACGTATAATTCCAACCCTGTAAATGAAGCAATATATAAAGATGGTGGGAGAATTCCACCAAGTTTTTGGGCAGTCAGATGCCACCAAACCAACCTTAGTACCTAAGAATCTTGGCAAGCTAAGATACTCTCTCCTGTTAGAGGAGAACAATGAGTATCTGGAAGCTGTTGAGAAAGATGATCTTGTAGGGATTGCTGATGCCTTAGGTGATCAGCTTTACATCATTTTTGGTACTGTCCTCAAGCATGGCCTCCAAGATAAAATTGAGGAGGTCTTCAAAGAAATTCAAAGGTCCAACATGAGTAAACTTGGTGCAGATGGTAAACCTATCTACAGAGAGGATGGTAAAATACTCAAAGGACCTGGCTATACAAAACCTGATATTGCTTCAATAATCAACAAATAAAACCAACTATGGAACAGACCTATGAACATGAAGTTGTTTCTAACAAAAAACTTCGTCAAAACATTGATCAGTTAATTCAAGAATTAAAAGCTCTTCCTCCTAGCAGAGAAAGAAGCTTAAGCATTACTAAACTTCAAGAAGGAGTAATGTGGTTAGGTATGGACCTTAAAAGATTAGGTGAGGCAAATCCTTATCCTGCTAGTAAAGACCCATCAACAGGAACAGTAATTGAACCTACAGCTGATGGTCTTAAGTTTTAAGTAGTCGGTCTCCCACACTCTGTAAGACTCTTCGATAAATTAAGGGGAAAAGAGAACCCCGGTGTAATTGCCGGGGTTTTTCTTTTATCCTTGTCCTCTGTTCAGCTTCTTGTAAAGTTTACTAGCTTTTAGTTTACTGAACTTGGTTTTACTATGCACCCCAGGGCGTTTCTTTTTAACTCCCCTAGGAGCATAGTTGTTTTTAGATGATACTGTTTTTGCCATTCTGTTATTTCCAATTTTGTGCTTTTACAAAGTTAGTTACTGCCATTGCAGGATCCAAGGAT